TTGTCCATATCTCCCCATTTGTCCTGCAAATTGCTGTTGCGCCTGTTGCTGTGCCTGTCCGTAATTCTGTGCCTGTGACACTCCCACTGCCTCTGCACGCTGTCTTCCAAGCTCAGCGGCCTGAACGCCTTGTCTTGCTCCTCCAAACGCTCCAACCTGTCCTGCCTGTGCGGAGGCTTGGTTCTGTAATTTTTGGAACTGGCTTTCTATTCCAGCAGTAACGTTTTGCTGGTATGGATTCATATAGTCCTGATATCCTACCTGGCCTGCCGTCTGTCCCGTTGGGTCATATGCCCCTGTTGCTGCTTGTGCATACTGCGATGCAGTATTCAAGTAAGGCTGAAATGCTCCTAGTCCTGAAGATGCAAGACCAAATGCTGCTGTTTGCTGCGGATCAAATCCTGCAACTTCTTGCTGTGGAACTTGAACTTGTCCTTCTGTAGCTCTTTGTCCCCTAGTTAGATCTTCCCACTTTGTTCCTTCAGCATAGGCTCCACCTGCTCCTTGTGTATATTTTCCAAATTCAGGGTCTCCAACTTTAGCTCCAGGGGTAGAAAGTTCCCATGGGTTCTGTCCAAAGCGGGCATACTGCTGGGCAGTGCCCATCAGCCCCATCTTCGCCGCTTCTATCTGTGGTGCGTCTCTTGTAAATTGTGTCTGGAATGATGTGCCACTTGGGCTTTCTCCTCCGCCAAAACTCATAATTTCCTCCTATAAGCGTTCGCAAAATGTTCCATACCTAGACGTTTTGCCATCGCGTCAAATTTTTTTGTCTCATTGTCCGAAAGGCGTGGCTCGAAGTACACTTCCAGTGCGCCGTTCATCTTTGCCCAGTCCATAAATTTTCTCATCATAAATATTCCTGCCATTCCGTTTCGCTTCGTGGGTTCGACATACAGTTCAAGCTCCCTTGCAAACTTTTCACGGCTGAAGTTGTATTCCAACAGCCTTCCAACTATGAACCCAATCCTCTCTTCATCCTTCAGTGCAACGATCCCGAAATAATTAGGATCATTGGTCGCGGTGTTGATGTATCCTTCCACCTTCTTCTCATCATATTCAACCTCGCTCCAGTCTGACTCCGCATGGTGCTCTCTGGATACATTCATCATCCACTCGAAGTCGTTAGGTTCCAAGAACCTCCATTCCATTATCTACTCATGGTGTTTCCCATACTTTTTACGTTTCTCCTTGGTTTCTTTTTGTTTCTCCTTGGTTTCTTTTTGTTGCCTCTCTAGAGCTTCTTTTAGCTTTTGTTTATCCTCTTTTGCCTTGGCTTCTTTTTTAGCTTCAGACTTTCCAGCAGCATATGCTACACCTGCAATGATAGCTCCTTTACCAATGTCTTTCGTGGTTTTCTTAATGCTTGGTATTTTTGGTGCTTTAACTGTTTTAGGCTGTGCCTGTGTCTTATCAAGAAGTTTTCTATACTTCTCTGCTGTAGTCTCACCTCTGAGTGCAGCCCTTCTAGCTGCCAATCCTGCCATTGTTGGCGTTCCTCTTACTCTTTTACCAAGTACTGGTGCTTTTCTTAAATGTTTCGCGAGGACTTTTCCCATTCCTCTTAACGCTGCGCCTGCCATTATACTACCTCCGACATGGTTTCTGATTCAGGATCGAGTACGTTCATAAGGTCGTACATTTGTCTAGCCCCTGCGTAGCGATCCCCATCACCCAGGTTCTCGACTGCCTTTGCAGTCATCACAAACTCACCATCCGATAGGTTCGCATTGATTGAATCCGATGTTCCGCTTCCCGGTCCACTGACATCTCCCCCATTTTCAAGGGAAGTGATGCCCCCACGGTTCCAGAAACTTCCACTAGCCCACGGATTGGTCATCTCCCCTTCGATCATGTCTTCAGGGACGCCGTACATCCATGCTAGTTCTTTTTTTCGTCTTTTCTGTGCCTCTTCCCATTCCTCTTCCGGCGTCATTCTTCCGCCGTACATCGCCGCAGCCTGTGAAGCTGCCGTTGGGAGCCAGTTGGCCACTTGTTCTCCACCTGTAAGAACAGGAGTATCACCAGCCATCATTAGTTTTTCCGGTGTCGTCTTGGAGAATATGTCCGCGGTAGGCAGATCAACAGATTTTCCTTTTACTAATTTTTTATAAATATCTCCTGGTGCGTCTGGTTTTGTAGTAATAAATCCTTCTGGGTCATAGGGATCAGTTCCTACATAAGTATCTGGCAATGAGATTCCTTTAGCATAGTCTTTATTTCTTGACAGTACATCCCATGCAGAAATTTTAGGAACTCTTCCACCTACGCCAGTTATATCCTTTAATCCATATGTAGGTTTTACTGGAGAAACATAACGTTGAAACGGTTGCGGACCTCCAGTTGTATAACCTGGCACTCCTTTACTTAACAATTCCCTTTGCTGACCCACCACATCACCATACTGTTGATTAAATCTATTCGCCGCCTGTGACGCGCTCATGTATGAGAACGGAAGTGACGCAAGTCCTGCGTACATCGCCGCCTTGCCTGGCCTTTTCGACCCTGACAACGCCGCCGTTCCATATCCCAAAGCAGATTGCTTTAGCATGTTGGCAGCCATGGGGTTCATTCCACTAAAGAGTGATCCAAGTCCAAACTTTGCACCTGCCCCTGCCATAAGTCCTGGTCCAAACATGGACAGTGCTATTGGCAGAAATGGTTTCGCCTTCTTAAGTAATTTGCTTAGGAATCCCATATTAGCCTAGTCCAATTATATCGTCTCTACCAGGTAAGTTTAAACCAGAACCACCATATTTTCTATTAAAATAATCCTGTTTCAGTCTTTCCCATTCTTGTTGTATCATCATATCTGGGCTTCCTGGTGGAAGATTATTAACTGCTTTGCCCCACAGTCTCTCTGACACTCTATCATCCGTAGTTTTACCGGCAACCTCAAACCCTGCACCTTCAATCATTCCTCTTGCACTTTCATTCATGCCAGCGGCGTCGTCTACGCCACCACCGAATCTGCTCGCAAGGTATTGTCCTGAATCCATACCACCAAATTCTCCTAGCCTTCCACCAGTTTGAATTGGTTGAATGAAAGGATTCCGCCCACTGTATAGTGGAGGAGCAAATTCTCCTCTGCTTCCACCCATTTGAACTGGTGTATCCCTGTTAAATGTTGATCGTGGATTAAATGGAACATTTGACACTGTCACATCGCCCGGTCTGTAGCCCTCATTATAATTAGTTCCTCTAACCGGTCCCGCACGATCAAATCCTATGTCAGCTGGTACTCCTCTACTTCTAAATCCCCTATCGTCTCCATAATCTGGCATTTTATCTTCTCCTATGATGTTCCGCCGAATATGCCAGGTAACTTATTTACGCTGATCGCGACGTCCCGTCTTATGTCCTGTTCTGTTGTGTTGGTTGCAGGGTTGTCGATGTCGGCCTTTGCTTCTTCTTCACTGGCGTAGACCTCCCCTGTATTGGCGTGCTTGACCGTGGAAGTTGTTTCCACGTCTGGTATCGGAAATGTTTTTTTTCCAGCCATCACGGTAATATTATTATTTATAGCCATATTCTCTCCTTAATGCAATCATTAACTTATCTCCATTGCGCTTAAAATCACGTGCAGATCTCCTCCGTTCTGCGCCTGTACCTTTATCACCTCGGATTCCTTCAGGACAAGTGGAACTGGTGCCCCAATAGAAGAATCTGCTGAATCCTGATCCAGACTTCCTGCGGCTAAAAGCTCCTCGGTGGTTCCTTTTTGCACTTGCCTATTAGTCTGCAAATTATAGCTCACACTACTAGTATCTACTAAATATAAGGATACTTTACAATTATTTTCCTCATCCGTGTTCGATATGCGGATGGACTTGACAATAGCAGTAGTCTCCGATCCCACCGTATAGAGGGTTGTCAGTTCGCTTGTAGTCAAGATAGCTTTGTAGTTTACAAATGCGTTGGCCATTTATGCTGCTAAGAACCATGATCGTTGTTCTTCCTCGTCACCTAATGTAACAGGAGTGTAAGTGTTATTCAATATGAAAATCATCTGCTCCAGTGTTGCAATCAATTGATTCAGTTGTGACTGGTCATATTCTTTCCTTGCTTGTGGCAGCATAGGTACTGTTATCTTTGCCATTATATTCCTGCTCCTAATCCTTGTTTAATTTTTTGTTGTGTTGGTCCTTGTAGTGCTCCAACTCCTGCCTGTAAAGCCTGTGACTGTGCCTGTAGTTGTTGATATTGTTGCTCCCTAGTGGGACCTCCAATAGGTTGCTCCAGATCATTTGGTCTTCCTTGATACTGAATCTGAAGGGCAGTAGGATCAAACGGACCAAGTCTCTCTAATCCTCTATCTAATCCAGGAATACCACCCATATCTACATCTCCTGAAGGCTGATAGAGTTTGTTTCTTCTTGCTTCCAGTGTTCCTGTCGGATCCTTCATCTCTTCAGCGGTCATCGCGTATTGGGACAGATGAGGAATGTACCCAGAAGTATCCTGTCCAAGATCATCCCGTCCAAAAGCTCCCAATCCTCCCTGACTCTGAGTCATCCATTCTTGTTGAGGTTCCGTGTATACCTCATATCCCTTGCCAGAAAGCCAGTTGGTGAATCCTTCTCCGTATCTTGCTGCCGCACCCATTTCCGGGCGATCCAAAACTCCGCCGGCCTCTTCAAAAAGTTGATTAAATCGGTCGTCGGGACCTTGCCCAGTTCCCGTCCATCCACTGGATAATCTTCCCTTGTGGCCCTGACGTCGTTGTTCTGCGAAATCAAAACCCATTTCCTTGGCCCTTGCATCCCATTCATTCCCCATGGTAAGGGGACCTTTTGTTTCCATTAGGTACTCATTTTGAAGTTTCTGCGTAAGTGAAAGCGGACCGCTTATTGATAGTGACTGTCCTCCCATAGGTGTGGTTGGAGTTGGTGCCGAAGAAGTGGGCTGGGGCTCCAGGCCGGTAAATCCTGGAGCATACAGTGCTCCAAGTTCTGCTAATCCTCCTAAAGGCTCTGGTTCCGCCATCAAGGATTCAATCCCAGTTTCGTTCACAGGTTGTTCTAAAGGTTCCGGCGCGGCGTTTCCTGTGTACTCCGGCGCGACGTCCCCTGGCGTTTGAAAATTCTTAAATTGATCTGTCAAGCTAGCAATGCCCTCTTCTATCTTTCCTAAACGATCCCCCCACCCTGAAAAATCGTACTGGTTTTGTTGATTCTGTGGCTGCGTGAATTGATTTCTTGAACCACGGAATGAAGTTAAAAAAGGATTGGAATAATCGACCATTAACCACCTCGCAGTCCGTCAGGCTTTGCATCAAATCGTAATGTTCCGTATCTCCAGTCCTCGTCAACTGCGTCGCTCTCAATACGAAGGGCTAGTTGTCTCCCCCTTATGCGTGTGTCTTGTTTTGTTGTGCTTGTCGTAATTGCATACGGTCCGTTAGTTGCCTGCGAAGCCGTTGGGTAAGGACGTGACTTGACTGTTACATCCACCGTTCCTGTCTGGTTCTTGAAGTCAGGAATGAAACGGGAGACGGACATGAACTGGTCACCATCCGCAATGTCAATGTCAGCTGATTCAATGTAGGCAGTCATAGCCGACCCTGCGGCATTAACTCCTTTCTCCTGTGCATACACGAAAGTTCTTCCATCCTTGTTGCCGTAGATCGTTGTAATGGTTGACGTGTCATCATCAGAATCAAATTCTGTTGCGTACGGATTGGAATATACATCACGATCCGCCCATGAGCTTCTAGATAATGATCCTGTGTGCCATAGATTTTCTGCATAATTAAAAGTTACATGCCGATCTATTTGCAATGAATCTTTTGTAGGATAGAACCATATTATTTCACTGAAGTCTGTATTGGATGCGCAAAAAACATCCCCTACAGCATTTACATTAATATCGTCAAAGACATAATCCTGCACGGTGCACGGTAATTTTTTCACTGCACCATCGAACATAAAAAAGGAATCCGTTCCCATCCAGTAGGATATACCACTAATATCAATGGCAGAATTAATCCCCACCGCTCCGCAGTTGGAACCCAATTGCTTGAATCCAAAAGTGAAAGGGGGGCCAATAAACTGCATCTGGTAAAGTGCCATATCTGTATAAACAAGAATTGCACCCCTACTTCTTACAGCCGCATTAATTTGATTTCCAGCAGTAAGTCTTTGTGACCCTGCTGTATTGGTCGCCGTTGGTGTCCATGTATTAACTGTTTCCTGATCCGACCAGCGTATAAACATAGTGTCTTGTGTGGAAGTATCCGCGATAGTTGTTTCCGTTCCAAAGCAAATCACATGACGATCATCACCGGATACCATCATGAACCTACTCTTGGTTGGTCCTGCTGATACGCTTGTTGTTGCTGCCAGATTGCTTGAGAGTCCAGCAGATGTGTCCCAGTAGTAAAGTCCTCCGTCAAACTTTAATGCTAGAACATCCTCACCCCAGGTGTCCAATGCCCATTTTCCTGATTGCAATAGCACGCCTTCCGCACCCGTTAGTCCTTCCCGTGATGAATTCCAGGTGCTTACATTCCACACACCAGCACCCCATCCATATCCGTAGATGGACGTTGGCTGATCTGAATTAATCTGGTAAGTTGCCGTCGCCGTTGCGCCCGTTGCATCCGATGACGCCGCTGCTGGCGATACGATTGTATAAGTATTGCTATCAGCCACCGTTTGTATTTCAAATTCATTCTGAAGATTTGCTTGCGTGATTCCACCAATATCCCCACTGACACTTGAGATGGTGACATGATCACCAACTAAGCACCCATGTGAGGCATCGGTTACGGTAACAGTCGTTGATGCATTTGTTGTTTCAAATTGTGTAATAGAACCTGTTCCGCGTGTTGGCGTTACATCGCCATAACTTCCTTCCGAATAGGCATAGAGTTTCTTATTAGTTCCATACATGGCATAGTTAATGCCACTTAAATCGGACCATGTAATAATGGCACGTGTTGCCCCTAGAAGGGCATCACTCGTTACCTTTGCCCAGCCACCGATCTTTTCCGGTTGTCCATAACGAAAGCGGACATTATCAGCATCCACCCATCTTCCTTCGGCGCCATATTCGGTATTCTGCTTGTCAATACCAGGCGCTATTTGCAATTTTGTTAATGGCATGTAAACTCCTAATTAGTCGCGTAGTAAGGTATCCAAAAATCTGTTCCATTGATGTTGACACGAATATGTCCTGTTATTGATCCCACACTTGTATCTGTTGTTAAACTTGAACTTTGATCCGAAGCGGTTGTGCCATCAAACTTAATAAATTCCTGATCTGTATCGTCTTGGTCTAATGAAAGACATGCTGTCCCTGCCGTTGTGTTTGCCTGGTTAATTTCCACGCTTGCATCCGCAGGTGTTGATGTACCAAAACCAATCTTGTCCGCTGATCCATCAATGAAAAAAGCGTTTGCCAAAGTGGCTGTTTCGCACCTGAAGTCAAGATCATTCGCTGATGAATCATTCCATGTAAAGGCACCACCGTCCAGATCAACAGCACCTGATATTTTAGCTGCTCCTGTTATATCGAAGGCAACAGATGGACTGGCGTTGAATATTCCTATACGATCATTGCCCGCGTCCACAAAGAACGCATTGGCATTGCCGTTTGATTCAATCCTGAAGTTAACATCCGCTGATGCTTCATTAAAAGTAAAAGCTCCACCATCAAAATTAACGGCTCCTGCTACATCCAGTGTTCCGTTAACCGTGACATCTCCCATATCATCCAGAACATTGAACATAGTCGATCCGTCTGTGTATAGTAAGTGTTTTGATCCTGCTTGTAAGCCTGTCGCTGTTCCGCCAGCCGGCTTGAATCCTAGCGTATAAGTTCCCATGGATGTTGCATTATCAACAATGAACCAGTTCTCCTGTGCCTCGCACTGCATGGTTGTATTGCCAGTCAGCGTACCTGTTAGTTTTACAATTGCATTACTTTGTTCATCTCCTGTTGTTCCATCGGATGCACCCAAAGAATCTGATGTGCTTGCAATGGCAACTGATACGTATCCCTTAATTGCTGCTTCCATCTTTTGCAGATTATTATTTGTTATTGTACCCCAAGTTCCTGAGTTCTCCCCAGTTGTCTGGAGCTCAAGATTAAGTCTACTTGAATATGTCGAAGCCATTTATCCTCCTTATGCCACGTCGTCTATCAGGGCTGCCACGATAAGATTTGCTGTTGCATCTCCCGCGTCGCCAATGTCTGAAGAAATTGCATGCAAATTACCTACTGTTGTATTCGGCAATCTTCCGAACCATGACTGCTCAGGTCCAATGAATACGCCGTCAACCAAGTTATAGGCTGCCGTTCCTCCGTCAAAGCATACCACAACTCCGTCTGAAGTACTAGTATTCTTAATGAATAAGAACTTTACCTTATCACTTGTCGTAATCGCCGTTGGCGTCGTGTCATCATCAACTGCCGTATAGTCCGTGAAATACCCAGCAATCAAATCCGTGCTTGTTGTCGTGCACGCCGTCAACTTGTAATACCACTTGTCATTCGCGTCATCAGGGGTCACCGTCATGGAACCGCTGATGGTCTTTGAAATCTCATCCGGCAGTACTGTTGCGCTTATTGTTATACTGGCATCATCTGCCATTTATGTCTCCTAGTTTGTGGATCCTGGTGCTACCAGAGTCCATGTTGATGTTTCACTGTCGTCCGTTTCATTCCAGATGAAAAGGTCAGGTTCGCCTACGCTGAATGTAATCAGATTTTGGAACGCTTCCCCGAATGCCGTTTCATCCCCAAGACTTATCGTAAAAGATGATCCGTCCGGTGATACAACTGCTGTTCCAGTAACCGTTTCCGTGCCGATGGAAAAGGTCATACCAAATCCAGTTTCCGCGAACTCAATGTTGTGCACTGCGTCTAGTCTTGCGTCCTGGAATGCCTGTTCGGCGAATGCTGTGTGTCCTAGTAGCATGTATCTATCTTTTACTCTTATCTTTTCCGTTTTGCAGATTCTTTTTCAACACTTCCGAATAGTGCTCAGAAAGTATCTTGTTCTTCTCCAACCTGTGCATCAGGTTGTTCTTTTCGTTGAGCAAAACAGTAACATTGTTAAAGGCAATCTTTGCCTTGCCTTCCAGTTTTGTTTCATCGTATTCCTTTTTATCTATTGTAAACATTAACCCTCCAATACAGCCACCTTGGCTTCTAAAGTTTCTACTTTAGTAATTAAATCTTTTATGGTTGCTGTTAAAAGTGGAATGAGTTTTCCTTCATCAATTCCTTGTGCAACTATATAATTTTTACTAGCTATCCAAGTTGAATCAGAGGGATATGTTTCATCTAGTTTTCCTTTTTCCCAATCTTCTTCAGAAATATTTTTGCCTAGAAATACTCCATCTTTGTCCAAAACTACATTTAATCTATCTTCAGTTTCATCTTTGACTCCAGTAACAGCTTCTGGCACAACTTCTTGTGCTTCGTGTGCGAAGAAACCATCTTTTGTTTTACTTGGGTCGTATGTAAAATTAAACCTGTAAGGTTTAAGTTGTTTAACTCTATCTATTCCATCTGTGATTGCAGTTTCATTTTCCTTTAGCCTATAATCTGAAGAAGTTGCATAAGTTGTGGATGAGGAATCAATATCAATTCTTCCTACTACTGAACCAGAAGTATTTAAAAAACTACCAATATGACCATCACTTGATTGTCTTCCCATAAAGAACATAGCACCGGCAGCATACATTGTTAGATTTGGTGTACCTGCTTGGACTGCACCAGAACCCAACATAATACGACCGGCGGGCAATAATAAACTATCAGCACTTTCATCCCAAAGCATATAACTTCCAGATGTTGCTCCAAAGAATTTTACATCGTGTCCTGTGTCATCAACACCAGTTGTTATTGTACCAATGCAAGTCAGTGCGGAACCAGTGAAAGTTAGATTAGCTTCTGCATCCAGTTCAGTTGTAGTAGAACCTACAGTAACTAATTCACTTTCTGTGGCACTATTAAGTGCTGTTACGGCACCACCGCCTGCATCTTCCCAAGCTACTGCGGCACCTGCACCGGCAGAAGTCAATACTTGACCATCTGTACCATAGTTGGCACCCCCAATTCCTATTTCATTTTGAGAAGTAAACCTAATCTTTTCTGCGGCTGCTTCTGAATGTCCTGTATAAAATATTAAATCTGTCGCATTGACAGAAGAACTAAATGTAGCTTGAGCAATAGCTTGAATAGAAGCAGCAACAGTAATAGCATCTGTTCCTCCTGCTTCATGTGGAGCTTGGAAGTCTATTTTTCCTATTACATCATTTGCATTAATATCTGTTAGAGATGTAGCTAAAAGCAGTTTACCCGTACTAGTAGTAGCATCCGCAGATGCTCCCATAATTCTAAGTTCGTCCGCACTTGCGTCCCATTCAAAATATGCGCCAGCAGCATTTCCAAATAATTTAACATCATGACCTGCATCATCAACACCAACTGTTATTGTACCTAGTGCTGTTAATGCTCCATCTGCTAAAGTTAAGAGGTCAGTATCGTCAGTATGACCTATTGTTGTTCCATTAATTAAAACATTATCAATATCTAATGAGCCACCACTAATTAATCCTGTTGTTGTAATTGTAGAAGAACCTGTATCAATAGTTCCAAAACCAGAAGTTATAGAACCTGAATCTAGTGCACCAGTTGTAACAATGTTACCACCACCGACATTATGACTTGCAAAGTAAGTTGATACAGTATCAACATTGGTCATTGCCATTGTTCCGGCATCATTAATTAAGATACCATCACCACTTGCTACTGCTGTAGTGCCTCTTGAAGTTCCACCATCTATTAAATTAATTTCAGCCGCAGTAGTTGTTACATTTGTTCCCCCAATATCAAGGGTAACCATCTGAACTTCTCCTGCAAAATTTGCTAATGAACTTGCTACTGTAGAATTTGGTGTAAGTGTTAAATGAGTTACAAAAGTTCCTGCTGAAGCAATATCATTACCAAGAGTAATAGTACCACCATCAGCAACATTTAATTTCCATTCATCTCCTGCATCATCACCTTCATCCGCCATTAAAGTAATAGCTAATCCTGCACCTTCAGTTGCTGCAATTTTTAAAGTATCAGTTGTTGTTTCATCATATCCTACAAGAATATTTTGGTCTGAACCAAATTGAATATACTTATCATCGGCTATGTAAAAATCTCCCCATTCAGCACTAGCAGAACCTAAATCAGCACCGCCAGAAGCATCGGGAATAATTGATGTTTCTGCTGTAAATGTATCAGTTCGTATTCCGGAAGTACCATTATCTATTGCTCCAAATCCAGAAGTTATGGAACCACTATCTAAAGCACCAACTGTTACTATACCAGAACCACCTGTTGTTTCACTTGCAAAATAAGTAGAAAATGTTTCGACACTAGTCATTCTCATAGTGCCATTATCATTATGTAAAATACCGTCACCGTCTGCTATGGCTGTTGTACCTCTTGAAGTACCACCATCAATTAGATTTATTTCTGCTGCTGTAGAAGATACGGCTGTACTTCCTAATGTGAATTGTCCATCAGGTACAATAAGACCTGCACCACCTGAAAGAATTAAATCATCTGCAGAAGTATCCCATAACATATAGGCACTTGATGTATCTCCAAAAAATTTAGTATCGTATCCTTGTCCGTCAACACCAGATGTGAATGTAGCGTCTATTTGAACTGCACCATCAATATCTACTGCATCTAAATTTGTTGTTCCATCAATATCCGCATTACCGGATATATCCAATGTTGCTGCGTCTAATTCACCCGATAAAGTAATATCAGTGGCACCAGTAATAGCACCATTTAATGCAACAGCACCATTAATGTCTATTGTAGTTGCGGCTATTTGTATTTCTGTATCTGCTATTAAATCTAATTGACCATCTGTAGATGAATAAATGTATAATGCAGTATCTCTAAAATTTAATCGTTCAGTGCTATTAATTAAAATATCATCAGAGAATTTAAAATAATCCTCATCTTCCATCCATGTTAGTACGCCATCAGCATCAGCACCATCAAATGTTAATGTATAGTCAACGCCTGCGGATCCTGAGCCAATTGTTAAATTATCATTTGTGTCAAGATTAGCAACCTTGCTTGCTGGCAATGTTACAAAAACATCTTTTGTTCCTGCACTGAAGCTAGTAGCGGAATCGCTGTTCGAACTTGAAATAACTGTTGTTCTTGCGAGTGTGTCCGTAGACGCATCAGTTACGGTTCCAAGACCAACTTCCCATTCCGCCTCGTCACGATTAACGATGGCATAGTATGTCGTATTGCCATCTCCTACCCCTGCAACAAATGTCTGGAATCCTGAAACGGCTCCGCTTAAATTAAGCGTACCGGTTCCTGTTGTCGTCGATGTTTCCTTTACTCTATCGTCTAATGCGAGAGCCATGTATTATCTCCTATGCCAGTCGTAGAATAGCGTTACTTGCATCTGCTGCTGGAAATTGAATTGTAAACGTTCCGCTTGTTGACGTTTTATCGCCACCAAAGTCCAATACGCATACTGCCTTGTTAGATTCACTACTGTTATAAATCAATGCGGCTCTTGCTGTGATTGTTGCTGACGTAAATGAAATATCAGCAAAGTCAGTAAGAGCAGTCGTTCCACTTGTTGTTGGTGTTACATTTGTCAATGATCCACCTCCAGCCGTATAGGTTCCTGAAGCAGAAACTTCATCTGAACTGGAATAAGCAGATGTAGAAGCACTTAAAGTAGCCGAACTATCGTATAATGCAAGTTTAAACGTATCCCCTGTTGTGGCTGTGAAGTCATGCGTTTCAACAAGAATTTCCTGTTTAAAGCTTGTACAGACAGCTTGAGTTATTGCCATGTCTTATCCTCCTATGGATTTCTGTTGTGTTTGCATGCCTGGTATTTTTAGTTCGCCATGCATATATTCATCTCTTCGGTGCCTTCCTTGTTGCTCTATCATCAACTCTTGTATGGCACGTTGATATGATTGTTCGTATAGTTGCAGCATTTCCGCTGGTCCCTTCAAGAACTTGAAGGCTTCTGCAAGACATCCATAAAGCAATGCCACCGGGGCATTGTTTCCCAACCATGTGGTTGTATTGGAACTGGACAGTCTTGTTGGTAGTCTAGTAATTCCTACTTCTATGTTATACGCTGCATCTGGCGTTGGCGCAAGATAAATTGAGTTTTCATCCCACCATGCCCAGTATTTTGGTGTTCCTGTAGAAGTTCTAACAGGCCAATATTCATTCATGAAACTAATATCGCGTTGTTCTAAGAAATCTCTTGTCGCCGTTCCTGATGCAGGATAAATATGAACTGTCCTAATTGTAGCTAAGGATGTTGGATCTGGGTTCGTTCCACCCGGCAAAGATACAAAAGCGTTATCAGCCGTTACGGATGTATATTGATGCGATTTAAAAGCATCCAAATCAGCTTCTCTTAATATCCTATTTTCCGTATGCTCTATAAAATCATCTGTCCTTGTTGATGTCAGCACATCAGTGCTTGTTTCCGTATAATCTAAAATCTGTGTTGTTAATTCCGCGTATGTTGTCATTATGCACTCAATGTTGCTGGTCCAGAAGAAGCATAGCCTCCTCCGCCACTACCTGTTGTTCCTGCAGCTGTTGAAACTGCAAAGGTATAGAAATCATCATCTGTCTTTGTAATGCTATATCCATCAGAATCCTCTAATTCAGTTATTGAAGCTCCAAATATACTACCACTAACATCCCTGAACCTTACAGTATCACTGGTAGCTCTTCCATGGCTAGGTTCGAAAACTGATATTGTTGCACTACTCGCCGTAAATCTGAAAGGATTTAAAGTAAGTTTATGTTCCACTTCACTTTCATCCCTATCCGTTCTAGCGTATTGTAATGCTTCCTTATCAGCAGAATGCTTACGAGGATGATCCTGTGCTGTCTTTGGTTCATATTCACTTCTATGAACACGCGCACCATTCCATTCCTTTACCATTTCCTTATATGGAAATTCCATTCCGCTACGGTCAGAAATAGACTTAGCGTATTTTCCTCTAGAGTACGCCATTTATCTTACCACTTAGAATCTTTAGATCCTACCCAATGATATTTACCACCTTTAGTGGCTGCACCCATGCTTTGTACAGTGCCGGAAACATTACCTTTAGATAGTGAAACAGATTTTGACTTTTCCTTAGCCTTAGCTTCAGGAACAGAATTAGTTCCTCTATCACTCCAGTTTCCTTTTACTCCACCTTTAGAACTTCTTCCGGCGTTAGTACCTTTATTCCAGTTTGGATTGCTCATTATTCCTCCTTTTTACATTCGCAGTTTGTGCATTCACAATTGTCACCACAATCGCAATCACGACCGCATTTTTCGCATTTAGCCATATTACCTCCTACGGTATATATGCTTGTGCCGGTTCAACCCTGAACGATGTTCGTTCACGGTCATTTTCAGCAGCACGTTTAAATTCCTCATCATATATCGCTTTTAAATTCGGACTTAGCATTGGTGCCCTCTTTAAGCTTATATAGTAAGCCAACCCTGCAGTCAAACAAGGAAGAAAATAGAAAGGGACATCGGCGTTATTAACATAATCACCGGCGTCCTGTATTCTTCCAATATAGAAATATTTGAAAATGTAAGCCTTATTCGGGCTTGGATATAGGAAAAGGGTCATGTCATACTCTGGTCGTCCACTAGAGGAAGACCCTCCAGTTGTAACCGTTCCAGGAATTAGGGACCATTGTGTAGGTCTTGCATCCCCAGTTGATGATTTCTCCTTTCTGGTAAGATTCATGAATTCTTCGCGTGAAATTC